CTTACCGAAGAACAACTGCAAGCTCTTCCTCCGTTATTAGCAGAAGAAGCTCAAGAAGACGTAATCTTTAAAGCTAACGAAGGCCCACAAGAAAGTTTTCTTGCCGCAGGGGAAACAGACGTTTTATACGGGGGTTCAGCAGGAGGTGGTAAAAGCTACGCTATGCTTGTAGACCCTCTTAGACACGCACATAGGTCTGCTCACAGAGCTTTAATACTAAGACGCTCCATGCCAGAACTAAGAGAGCTTATAGATAAAAGCAGAGAGCTTTATCCAAAGGCATTTCCCGGTTGTAAGTACAGAGAAGTAGAAAAACTTTGGAACTTTCCAAGCGGTGCAAAGATAGAGTTTGGATTCCTTGAAAGAGATGCAGATGTTTATCGCTATCAGGGACAAGCATACAGTTGGATAGGGTTTGACGAGATTACTCACTTACCTACTGAGTTTAGTTGGAACTACTTAGCATCACGACTAAGAACAACTGACTCAGAAATTGTACCTTATATGCGCTGTACTGCTAACCCCGGAGGTGTTGGGGCTAATTGGGTAAAAAAGAGATACATTAATCCTTGTGAGCCTAATGAATCTTTTAAAGGTAAAGATGGTTTAAGCAGAAAGTTTATACCGGCCCGACTACAAGACAATCCGTACTTAGCTAAAGATGGTAGGTACGAACAGATGTTAAAGGCGTTACCACCTACACAGCGCAAACAACTGTTAGAAGGAAACTGGGATGTTGCGGAAGGTGCTGCATTTACAGAATTTACATTTGATGAACACGTAATTACTCCTTTTGAAATACCTATAAACTGGGAACGCTTAAAAGGAATTGATTATGGTTATGCTTCCGAAAGTGCTTGTATATGGGGAGCAGTTGATAGGAATGATGGAACTCTAATAATTTACAGGGAGTTGTATCGAAAAAATCTACTAGGAACAGAGTTAGCAATGATGCTAACTGAAATGGAACTAGAAGATCCTTTTTCTATTCCGGGCGTGTTAGATACAGCGTGTTGGAACAGAACAGGAACAACTGGCCCTACAGTAGGAGAAACTTTACTTAGGTCAGGACATAAACTAAGAAGAGCAGATAAAAATAGAATACAAGGAAAAATACAAATCCACGAATACTTAAAGTTACAGCAAAGCGGTAGGCCAAAAATACAAATCTTTAATACCTGTCCCAACCTGATACGCGAACTACAAAGTATTCCTCTGGATAAAAGTAATCCTGAAGATGTTAATACCCACGCAGATGATCATGCTTATGATGCTCTGCGATATTTAATAATGTCAAGACCACGCATTAACGACCCTCTTAGTCGTATGCGAGACATTCAAAGAGAACAAGTCTACGCCCCGGCTGATAGCAGTTTTGGCTATTAGTAAAATAATTTTATAACTCAATCGAGGAAACAATCATGGCAAATCCAGTATATAATGTACGAGACACAGGACGTAATTCTGCAAAAACAGTTGATGTACGAGAGATTGCAGAAAATATTCTTACTTCTATGACTTCAGTAACTACAGCAACTATTGCAGTAACTGACGATACCAACACAGATGTATCTTTCACACAACCGGCTGACACTATTATTAGGAATCTTATTGCTATTCCTGCCGGTAATATTGTTACTGGTGGATCATCAGGCAATGACGTAGATTTTAGTCTAGGCACAGCAGCCGGTGGCGGTCAAATTATTGCTACAGAAGCTATCCTTGACGATGGTGGTTCAGCAGTAACTTGGACAGCTAACGCGCCACTCTATATTATTCAAAACTCTCACGGTCATGGAGCTAATGCTTTTGTAGGAACAAGTGTAACTGCCGGTGTTGTTGGTGGCCCCGCTACTTCAGAAGCTATTGTAATTGCTTCTACATTGTACACCGCTGCTGCGCGTACTCTACACGCTCGCCTTACTCCTATCGGTGCTGACTTAGCTACAGCCGCAACAACTGTAACTTATCTTGTTGAGTTCTTGCACTTAGGGTCTACTCCTGATCAATAGGAAGTTTTAAATGGCAGATGAAAACAGTTTTTTAGATAGTGCTGACACCCTCTACTTTAAACCAGTAGAGGATGAAAGCGGAATGAGCCTTGAATTAGAAGACAATTTAAAATCTACACTTGTCGGATTAATAGAGGATCGTTTTGCTGATGCAGAAACCGCTAGAGAAAGCGACGAAAGACGTTGGATGCAAGCATATCACAACTTTCGTGGACTCTATCCTAAAAATGTTAAGTTTAGGGAATCAGAAAAGTCTAAAGTTTTTGTTAAAGTTACTAAAACAAAAGTTCTTGCTGCCTTTGGACAATTAGTAGATGTTATA